GGAGCCTTTTGGAACACCGGTGAACCACTTTTGTAGTTCGGATTTCTTCGCGGAACACCTTTTTCGTATATAAACTCTGGTTCACTTGTTGCCATTGTGGGAAGTACTCTTTGTAACATCTGCGCCTGTTCAGGGTTTGTCATTTCCAATTGTTTCGCAATCGCGATTTTTTGTTTCAAGATCTGAGTCTGTATTTCGTTTTGTTTGTGCAAAACTGCCAATCGTTCTGCAGGTAAACTACTTCCTTGTGTCTGTATTAGTTTCGTGCGTTCGACTAGCTGTTGTTTGATGAGTTCAATATTCTCGTAAATATTCATAGGTTGAGGGGGGATTCCACTTCCGGGAAGTTGTTGTGGATACGGTTGTATAAATGTTGGCTGTTCATTTGCATAAGGAGCTCTACCGTTATAAATCTGTTGAGATGTAGGGGCACTTCCCGCCATTGGGGCGCTGGATGCTCTACGCTTTCTTGCTGCTGATAATGCTGCACTACCACTCATCTACGACTACGAATAAGATTATAAAATGTAATAACACATTAATTCTATATTATTTTCGCATTTTCATTGATATCGGATCGTAACTTTGATAACCCACTATTTTAAAATCATCAACTGTATAACTATTGATGTCATCTCTCAGAGCAGAGATTTCAACTCGTGGAAATGGCAATGGACGACGCAATAATTGCGGTTTCAACGCTTCTACATGATCGTCGTAAATGTGTGCATTTCCTAAATAATATACGAACTCATGTGGAATAAGTCCACAATGTTTCGCGAGTAGATGCGTTAAAAAACTATAAGAGGCAATATTGAAAGGAACGCCTAAACCAATGTCACCGCTGCGCTGATACAATGCGCATGACAGCCGATTATTCTTATTCACGTTGAACTGGCAAAGTACATGACACGGCGGAAGTGCCATCTCCTCGAGTTGACAAGGATTCCATGCTGACATCACCAAACGACGTGAAAATCTCTCGACCGGGTCCTTCAAGCACTTAATAATGTATGCAAGTTGATCGACACCTTGGCCAGTATAATCTGTCTCGTGATTTTCATATTTAGCGTTGAAATGACGCCATTGGTGTCCATAAATTGGGCCAAGGTCATCTTCCTCATTTGAAGTTAAACCACGCGAATCTAAAAAATCACGTGATGCATTACCGTCCCAAATATGAACACCGACTTCTTTCAATAGACGATTATCAGTTTTACCTTGAATAAACCAAAGTAATTCCTTGAGGCATGTTTTCCATGCCATTTGTTTCGTTGTAAGAATCGGGATGATCCCTTGTTCAATTGAAAACACCATTGCTGCTCCAAATACGGAAAATGTATCACCATTACGACCCGGTTGTTTCTGATTGTTTTGCAATATTTCATGGATGAGATTTAGGTATTGGTATTCATCATGGGGGTTTAAGAATGCCGTAGATACTGGCATCGGAACAATTGCTGCAGTATTCTCTGGTGGTGTTATTGCCGGAATAATTGTAGGTTGTGGTGATGGGGTTTCTGGTGTGGTTTCATCTTGTTTGTATTCGACGCGATAGTGTGGAATACTGTTGATACGAGCAAAGTTACGAATCATTTGAAGCGTTATGTATTATATAATTATATGTATTTAATTCCGTTCATTGTTCTAATCGGATTCAGAATACAAATAATATTATTCGCGTTATATATACTCAATAATGGAGGCATTTGAAGAAACAGTAAAAGAAGGGTCAAAGCGCGGTAGCTCATTCGTGGACCATGTCTTTCGTTTAGACGAACAACAACAAGGAGTATTGTTAAATATTGTTCAATATACTATTATCGGATTTATCCCTATTTTGGTGATGTTGTATTTGGTTCGCACATACGTCCCAGAGCCCGATGATCATAAAGCAACACTTATGATTTTAGTAGAAATAATCGGTCAGATTCTCTTTATGTTTGTGTTTATCTACTTTATCCATCGATTGATTACGTATATTCCCACATACTCTGGATACAGATACAGCGAGTTCAACTTCACAACCACGATTTTAGGAATATTGATGATTCTCTTGAGTATTAAGACGAAGTTGGGTGAAAAGGTACAGATCATCGTCGAACGTGCCATCGAGCTTGTTGGAGGCGAATCAAGTTACAACAGTGCCGCTGGTGGTCATGGTGCAAAGACTCCTGCACAAGGTGGAAATGGAGGTACAGTTCGTATCACGCAGCCATTATCACAACCTTACGCTGGTGGTGTGCCTGGTGGAATGATCGGTGGCGGAATGGCCCCTCCTAACCCGGTTTTGACTTCGAGTCGTAATACTGGAACTGCCGACTACGGTCTCTCTCAAGCATCACAGCAAACGCAGCACTTTAACAGCACATATGCACAGAATGTCGGCGCTGGAATGCCTGGCGGAATGATGTCATTTGAACCCATGGCTGCGAACGAAGTAGTCGGATCGAAGTTTTAAATACTCGTATTATTTCATATAAATATTTCACATGACATATATATTTATATGACAGAAACAATTTCAAATGGAAGATTAGGTAACCATATTTTTAGAAATGTGGCGGTAAGTCTCATTGCTGAAAAACATGACCTACAAGTCAAATACTTCAATTCAGCATTACTCAACAAATTAGGACTCGAGTTTTTCAACGGAAATAAGGTACACGCATCTACACAACAACTATCCGATGATAATTATTTCAATATTTACAATTCCACCGAACAAATCACATATAATTTGAACCCGAATGATCATTATTTTCAGTCAACTCCAATATCGAGTCTTGTTCATAATCACTTGAACTCAGAACAAGTAAAAACAAAAATAATAGAAGCCAATCCTTTTAAGAATAGATACAATAATAATAATGATGTAGTAGTGCATATTCGCCTGGGAGACGTTTCAAAATATAACCCAGGTATCAACTATTACATGAATGCAATCAAAAAGATCAATTATGATAATGTGTTCATCACAACAGATGATAAGAATGACAGTATGGTCGAAACATTGTTGAATACAGTTCCACGTGCCAAACTAATTGTGTATGATGAAATACAAACATTTCAGTTTGCTTCTACATGTAAGCATATTATATTATCTCATGGATCATTTTCAGCAGTCATTGGGTATTTAGCATATTATTCAACTGTTTACTATCCGAGCTACAATGTTGCTCGTCTTTGGTTTGGAGACATGTTTTCGATTCCCAACTGGATAAAGATTGATATTTGATTCACTTCTCAATGAAAATCTCTCGTTCAACGCTTTTCATAATCTTACGTTCACCAATCGGGTCGTCCTTGATTTCGTGAAGGACATTCTTTACCATTTTATGGTGGAAATCCTGGAGTCGGCTATTCGTCTCCCACCCAGGATGCATATCCATCCATTTCTTAATCGCAAAGTACTCTTTATTCGCGATGTCCACGAATGCCTGACGCATCCTCGCATTCCCTTCATCTTTTGCCCATTGATGGTTATCCCGCACATAAATCGTATCTCGTTTCTGGTCTGTACAATGGATCGGACGTTTGTAGAGATCCATTTGTTTCAACCCATCAATCATAACTTTACTAATCCCTTCGACGAGTCCTTGATTCCGTGTATATGTTAGATCATCCATTGTGATTTCGAGAGAATCGACAAAGTCCGAGAGATTTACGGCGTCTTTGCACTGTTCATTCAAGAAAAAGTTCAGATTGAACTGGTTATTGTTTGTATTATTCACGATAATATTCCGTTCCTTACTTAATTCTACGATCTGCTTTTGCAGGGTTTTATTCTGATCTAATAATTCAAACACGAGAGAATTCACGATCGATTGCTTGTTTCGTTTCTTGCCAGTGGTAAGCGCCGAAATCATTTTCCGAATATAATCCTTCAGTTTTTCATTCTGTTCAGTTAGAAGTTCAGACACCGCTGAGCATCCTGCATCGGATGCACCCGTAACCTCTGACGCATTGTCATTATCATCATCTAATGACGCCGACGACGTCGTTGACGATGAAGAACTTGCATCATTGAAGTCGTCGTCTTTTTCTGAAATGTGTACGCCAACCTCTGGTTCAACTTCTGAGAGATTGGAGTATTCAAAAACTCCGGAGTTCGGTTCTTCCGTCTTTTTCCTAGATTTAAAACGGTAACATACGATTCGATTATCATCATCACTTCCGTTGGTTTCATCTTCTACTGGAACTGAATCTGGAGGAGGAACAGGAACTGTGGATGTCATTGTTCTTGTTGTCGTGGTCGTCGTCGTAGTTGTAGTAATTGATAGAGATACTGCAGGCATATTCAATAAAGAGTCCGGTTGCGAACTACTTACTTTATTCATGGACTGGTTATGTTGAAACTGTAGACATGTCGACGTATGCTTATAATAGCTAGACCGGTGCGCGTACGATTTTTTACAAAAGCAAACATATTTCCCATCCTTCGTTGCAGGAACAGCCACCGAAGTTGTTTCACAGGCTGCGCCGCCAAAAATCTCCGCTTCCAAAACAGGAACCGCCGCAGATACGGCCATTTCACCGCCGAAAATATTTCGTTTAAAATCAGGAAGATCGAAATGTCTGTCGACAGACTTTTCATCCATTTTTTCATCGTTCAAATTTGGTTTCATTTTCATAATATAGAAACTTGCACGTTCCTTTGCCTCGATTTCATTGTTACAAGCACATTCCTCCAAAATAGTACACTTCCAATTCGTCCATCCTCCATTTTTCCGAATTGAATCGTACAACCTTGTCTGAATGAAAAGATCCAAAGTCTCGCGCTTGTGCTTATACTTCCGTTGTGTTAGATTGGTTGTGTACGAAATGTATGCGTCCAAAACAGCCGAATTTTTACAAGTCAAACGGTAAACATACGTTTTTGAGTAGTCAACATACTTTCTCGGCATTTTTGATCGCTTAGAATCTTGTCTGATTTTTACCCCAGTTGTCTGTTTTTACCCCAAATTTGTCTGTTTTTACCCCAATTGTCTGATTTTTACCCCAAAAAATATGTATATTTTGGTAGTACGTACGGCTATATTGACTCTATATACAGTCTATATTTTATCTCTATTATATTTTACTGATTTGTGATCGGTAATTCATTTTACCCCAGGGGTAAGGCAACATTCGCACCATCGGTTGGTCTAAATGTTGCCATTCTCACATCAAAAATCGAACATCATCGTCACGTTTTTTGTCTGTTTTTGTCTGTTTTTACCCCACATTTGTCTGATTTTGTCTGTTTTTGCATTTTGACACTTTAGAGATTTTGGCAACATTTACACCATTTTCAGTGTCATCACCAGAAAGTAAACGGCTATATATCCCGCTAAACGAAAATGGGTAAAATGGTATTTTTTCAAAAATGTCCAAATCCGGGGTTGGCCGTTTTACTTTTAAAACACGTTTTTTTGCACATTTAGCCTGACGAGAGCATATTTGTCGAATTTCACCAAATATGCGCCTACTTTTTGCTCGATCATAATAAGGCTGTTTATACAAACGGCCCAAAATGCCATTTTTGCGCCGATCGACGCGGTTCCCCCGCCAGACTGACTTTTCAAAAAGCTATAAGATAATGCTATATATGCTCTCATTTTCAGTAAGGGCGTCGCCGAATGACTCAAAATATGGGACGGTCAGTGTCAATCGGTGGGGGTGGAGTAAGCATCAAAATTGCATGGGGTAATATGTAGAAAACCCGCGTCCTTTACCTAGATATTGAGTAGGCGGTTGTGTATTACGCGCGATATGTGCCCCGATCATCGGTCGCATTGTTGTCGTTTTGGGTGCTGGAGTCACGGAGAATCCGTGAATGATGTTTCCCATAATTGCGTTCATATGTATAATAAACAGATTATACTGTATCTATATATTGTTGTCACAATGAAGAAAACCGTTGTCGTGGATCTAGAGTATATGCGTCCATCAGTTGGGCGTGGTAAGTCGAGGTCGAGGTCTCAGTCGCGGTCTCGATCGCAGTCAAGGTCCGGTAAACCGGCTATATACGGCGAAGAAGAAGAGGACGAAGAATTGAACATTGTGGCGTTACTACAGCAACACAAAGACGACGATTATGAAAGCGCGAGTGAAGAAGACGTGACAACGGACGACGATGACGACGACGACAATGCAATCGACAGCAGTGATAGCGAAATCGAGTCTGACACATCACCTCCAGCCAAAGAACAATCGAGAATCCACCCTAGCGTTAAAGATACTGATTATGCAGTGGATTCAGATGAAGACTTGTTTCAATCCGTATTGGATGAACCGACATTTCCACTTGATATTAATGCGATATTATCTGCGATGAACAAGACAGAGAATAACACGATTGCAAATATGACAATGAAGAAAATCACCGCGAAACGCCATGAAATTCTCTCGTCACTCAACCTTACAACGGAGAAAATGGAAGAGTTCGAGCGTAAATTGAGTATGTATCGGGTGATTGAAAACCCGTATGATCTTAAACATAACCAACTGATACGATGGATTCCACTCCGGTCTCTCGAAACGCGACCTTATGTTACACTTGGCGGTACACTATTTCGCGTACGTGAAAATCAAGAAGAAGGCGTACATATTGTGACGATTCGAAATGTCAAACGTTTTGTATTTAATATTCGGTTTGAGTTAAATGTTGTTTTTCAAAGGTTGAGTCAAGAAGAACTGTTGATACTGCGGGCAGTTGAGTATGTCGACGGCGACGGCGACGGCGACGACCGTTAGTTCAGTTTCACACGCCGTGTGGACTTCGTAACATCCCGAGTCATTCTTGGCCGTAGTTTGCCCGTTTTTGTTTTACATCGAAACCCATGTGGTCGTAAACCCCTCGAATTGAA